CGATACGGATTAGTCTTCCTTTGCTAGCTTGGCAAAGTAACTAAGGGTGTCCCCTGTATCTTCTTCATCATCGCTGCCTGCCTCAACAGGCTTAAATGCTTCTCTTGGAGCAGCCGCTTCAACAGTGGCCTTTCTTGGAGCCGGTTGGGATTCGCTCAATTCAACCGCTTCCGCAGTTGTAAGGACCTGACCTTCTTCACCGAGAACTTCATACAATTTACGTTTGAGTTCGGCGTATGACTTGTAGTTCTTAGGATCAACAAAGTCCTTAAGTGCGTGCATTGAGTTGTAGATGGCTTCCAACTTAGCTTCATCTCCACCGAAGAGAGGAGCCGCAGGAGCAAACTCCGATTTGTCGTAGTTGCGGTAACCCTCAACATTACGAATCTTGAGCTTAAAATCGGCACCCGACCAGAAGTCAAATGGATTCACCGGCTTCTCATCTTGGAAGGCTGGTTGCATTACATCCAGCATCTTATCGAAGATTTTCTTGCCGAATTTATAGAGGAATACCTTACCTTCGTTGGCTGGATTTGCTGGGTCTGAAATCACGAGGATGTTTGAAACATAGTGAAGACGGCGTTTCTGAGCGCGGGCGACTTCCTTATCCTTCTCATCACCAGAATTCCAGAGCTTGGAATTGAGTTCACCAACGGGGTCTTGCTGACCAATTGAACTGAGAGAGTTCTCGATGTACCAACGTCCGGTTGGACCCTTGAAGCCATGGTCCCAATAGCGGACCCACGGGAGTTCCTCACCAGCCTTAGCCGGAAGGAAACGAATAACTGCATAACCGTTACCGGCTTTATCTACGATTGGAGCCCAGAGGCGGTCGTCCGTGTAGGATTTCTTCTCGCCGCCACCGGCGACTTTTTGAGCAGCCGCTGTGAGGCTACTGATTGCATTATTGCGATTATTTTTGAGTGCTGCGAATGACATAGTATTTTAGTATGGTTGTATGATTGACGTATATGATAATATCCTTTATTCCCTATTTGTAAACCTCAAAAGTACGATTTCACGCAACTTTTTTATGTCTACCTTCTGTCTTAGGAATGGCTTGAACTTTAGAACTTTCTTGGAAAACTCGGGCCATAGAATGGTCTCCGTAATCTTTGAGCGTTTCATAAAGCCCACCATAATGTCGAGAACTACCAAGGTTTCAAGCTCAATAGTTTTGTCCATCACCAATGTCGCAATTCGTGGATGAACTCCATTTTCCGACTTAAATAAGTCATCAAATGCAAGCCCATTACCCTTACAATGCTCCACCAGTCTGTCTACTTGATCGCCAAAGAAATAACTCATTGACTCTATCCGTTTCAGATAGAACTTGTAGTTATCGTCTGCCGATTGTTCAACTAGATTGCCTGCCCAGCACTTACCCGTATCCAAGGATGCAAAGTTTGCAACCAGGAAGTCAATCAAAATCTGTTTGTCGGGATACTTCTTGGCCAACTTAGCAAAGAAGTATTTGTCCTTACGTTGAAAGAACGACTTCTGGGTTGCAGAAGTCTTAAAACTGTATTTAAGTGCGTCATAAGAATCGCTCTCAAAATGTAGTTTAACACTATTATATATCAAATATGAGTCCCAGGGCTGCATTTTAGTTTATCAATTTCTTGTTTAATATGATCCCTTAGTCTGCATTCAAGGTTAATGATTTGATTGGCGATGTAGTGTTTAAGATTGGTCTCATAGGAATTACTGCACTCCTTAACAGACATCTGCTCCAAAACCGGAACATGATTTTTTAGAACGGATTCGGCAATCTTTTCCACATACTTATCCAAGGGGTATATACCCGAAACTGTTCCTCTTGTGGCTTGAACTTGAATATGATCCTCGCTATAGGTAACACGTTGCGTGATTGGTGAATTCCACGTGGAGGGAAACGAAAGACTATTAGCTCCAACAGAATATAGCGATGAGGCGCCGTTAGCCCAATCATTGGTCATCTGAATCGCCGGCGACTGAACTGCAACGGCTGGAGGCTCTTCCTTTACAGGCTTGGGCTTCGGATATAGCTCCTCAAGTTTTTCAATGAGACTGTCACTGATTGTATTCATATTACATGAAGGAATCTAATGAGTTGCTTTTGGGTAATAGATTGCGTGTCATTGCTTCGGCTTCAATCTTTGATTTAATGACGGGAGAGATGAGTTTACCAATGTCCAATGGGTCGATTTGCTTCTCTTCACAATAATGAAGAACTGCTTCCATATAGGTCATCTTTTCATCAATAACCAATTTTTCAATGATGGTTGCAAGACTTTGTTTCGTGAGGATATTATCGAGGAGCATGGTGGTATTAACGGTGGAGTTCTACGCGTTGAATACGGTAGTTAATGACCGTTTCAGGAAGGTTCATGTCCTTTACAATTTTGGCACGTTCGGGAGAATTGTCGGTTTCATAGTAGTACATGATACCATATACGAAATGGCTGTTCTTGTACTTATTAAAGTTAAGGAGCTTTTCAATCTGTGCCTCAAACGGCATGTCCGAATAGAATTTCGGTGACGGATTCGTGTCGCTCTTGACTTCAAGAGGATACAATTCATTCAGTTTATCCAAGACGGATTTCTTGCTTCCGATGATGACGGTGCTCATACGAGCAATCGCCATTACATCTATTGGTTCTTTTTCAGGAGTGTCCATAATTTTTTAGATTGATACTAGTTTGTACTTCTTGCCGTCGATCTCAACAACCTTGCCTTCACACGAGGGCTTGGGTTTGATGTACTCGTTAAATTCTTCCTCAGTCATTTCTTTACCATTTACATACCAGGCTTTATCGCCATTGGGATATTCAATAGCAGGACCGTTTAGGCGATGACGTTCACCATTCACATACCACTCTTTATCGCCATCGACGTGATATTCAATAGCAGGACCATCTAACCGATGTAATTTATCATTTACCCACCATTCTCTATCGCCGTTAGCGCCTTCAAAGGCGGGTCCGTCAAGGCGGTGCCGTTCCTCTTTATCGTTGAACCATTGAATGTTTTTACCACAGTCGACCGTTACTTTGTAAGTTTGCATAATTTTAAAGGATTCTGAGGAGCACAATGTCACCATTGATGCGCCCATTTGGTTTGCTTTCTTTAGTAGTAAGTTGTCCCCACGCTTTTTCAAGTTGTTTCTCTGTGCTTCCGACGGCAATAGGAATAAATTCATCGGGCTTGCGGAGACGGATGCAGCGGGAAGACACCTCATCATAGTTCTGGATAGTGGTACCCTTGACAATAAAGCCACCAGTGATGGAGGTAACATAGTCGAACAGTACTCTTGTCTTTACATTAAAGGCAAGTAGGCGGTGGGCTCCGACAATCCGAATAGGATTGATGGAGGTAATCTTAAACTCCTCGCTGTGCTTGAGGTACTGGAGCTTGGCAATCTGCTTTGTGGCAGCCGTGGGTTTCTTCTCACGTGGAGCTTTTGCCGCTTTAGTACTCGTCTTAAACATCATTAGATCGTCGATCATCGATGATAGTGCATCAATACGTGCAAGCATCTGCTTCTTGGTATAACAGCTGTAGGCTTCAGCAAGATACTCGCTGGCACCGGTCTGGGCATCACTCATTTCCTTAAGTACGTCTTGAAGGTATTCTTCCACAAAGGTACACGCAGCCGCAGGGAGTTCATAGTGCTGCATTGATTTGTAGATGGATAAACACTTTACCTCATCACCCGACTTGCACCATTCATCCATAAGCAGCTCAAGGTCCATAATGATTGTCTTGTTGCACTTTGCCCGAAGACGATCCATGGGAGAAATACCACTTGGTTTTTCGGCTACGATAGTTTGCACGGTATCCTTTTGCTTTGTTTTCTTACCTTCGATGATGGCGTTTGCAATGGCTTCTTTTACAAAGATATCGCAGGGTTCAACCTTAGCCGCATCCTCGCGAAGTGTCTTAAGATACTCATTGATTCCAGGATGAATTGTTGGCATACCTTTATTGAGACACGTGCAAAGTGCACCGGCGGTCATACCAGGAAAGTAGTCGGGTGCAGCTTTTACTGCTGAAATGTCTTCCTTGGTATAGCCATTGTTACCCATCCATTCCAGAACGGCGGGCTTGGTGTCCTTTGCCGTTAGGTAATAGTTGTAGAAATTAAACAACCGAGAATACTCCTTCCAGAATTGTTCCACTGGCCAGGTCTCCCAACCATCCCAGATTGGTTCTTCACCGGTATAACGAGAGTCGACCGCAGCAACGCCATTTCCCGACTTGCGCCCTTTCTTGCGGTTCTTTGCCGCAGCAGCTTTCAGAATGTGTTCGACAGACATATTAGAGGGTCTCAATAGAGGTAACCGAATCAACTCGGAACGAGCGCCAACCATCATTCTCAATGTCGTAGACGCGAACGGCATCTTCCGACAAATTCAGCTTCTTCTCACCCTTGGGCCAATGGTCCTCTGGAATAAAACGAGCATCCAGAGTTCCGCGGAGTGCCCGA